GAGGGTGAGCATGATGTTGTCCCCGGACAGGACCCGGAAGGTAGTTAACTTGCAGGTTAAGGCCACCGAAATCTGCTGACGGGCCTTCAGGAGGGCGATCTTCATCAGCCGCTGGGCCATGCTGGGACTCGTCGTGAAAGGGAAATTGACGTCGCTCCAGAGCTCATCCCCCTGGTCTTCAGCGATGAAGGTCGCGCTCTGTAACGGGGGTAAGTCGATGGGCTGCCACTTGCTTTCGGGGGAGACGAAAACACCTTTGATGCTGTTGAAGAGCTCCCGCCGGCTAAGTCTAGTGGTTACCTTTATGGGTCCCTCGAGGTCGTCTTCCGTGAGGGTGAGCGTGGGGGCCTGGTAGCCAGCGGCAAGGAGGCGCCACTCCCCACCAGTCCGGATGAGCTTCCCGTCCATTGCAGTGAGGAGCTTCCCGAGCACGTTCTTCGGGCTTTCTGAGGTGGATACGATCCCATTGGAGGTGTACCTGGGCTCCGTGCCGCCCCCCACGAGGGGGATGGCTTCGTCGCACACATTCGCTGCAGCGATGAAGGACGCAGTGTCCACTCCCGAGAGATTCTCGCCCAAGCCGATCGGGACCCGGCTATTGCCATCGGCCTTGAGCTGGTAGCCGGCAATGTAGTCCAGAAGAACGAGGGCTGAATTGTTGGAGTAGAGCCAAGTCGACGGGTCATCATAGTCCTGGCCCCCGTCGCGAGGATCGTAGACCTTCCGGCCCTTCACGATGCAGGACACCTGGGGCAAGGACCCGGGGAAGAAATCCGCATTATAGAAAAGGATGATAGCGATCTTGGCGCAGCCCGTCTGCTTGTGATTCACCGTCCAAAGGGAATTGTCAGGCGCCTGTGCCCGGATGCCATTCCCCAAGGCAGTGTCGTCAGCAGTGGTCCCACGGCTCCGGTAGAACTTGGCGTTGCTGGCCCAGCGTCCGGAGGGAGTGGGGTCCACGAAGGCGGGCAGGATCTCCTCGTCGAGCCACACCTCACCGACCTCTTCGCACTCGTGAGCGGCGAGGGTGACGATGAGCTGGAGCTGGCTGTTGGCTGCGCCCGTGGGATAGATAGAGGTGAAGACAAAAGTGATGGGGCCTGAGACCCGTACCTGCCCATAGATGATCCTGTGAGACGTGATGGGCTGCCGAATCATCTGAGTCCGGGCACTGCTGGTGATGGGGGATGGGTCGCCGGCTTTGTTCTCTTCGATCTTGCTGGCAACGCCAGTGAGTATCAACCCGATACCGAGCTTTGCGAGCCACGCAATACCCATGGACACACCTACGAAGGTGGACGCCGCTCCTGCCACGATGAGAATTGCGGGGGGCATTTACCCTACCCTCCATGCTCGGATTACTCGGTTGATCGGGAAGAGGATGAACCCTCGAGGGGATGCCACGGCTGCGCGACCCCCAGGAGCGATGATGCCCAGGCAGACGTGGAACATGGAATCCCCGGAGAGGGGGGCGTTTACGACCACGACATCGCCACGCTGGGCGAAGCTAGGGGTGATCTCGGGGAAACCTTCCCGCTCACATATCGCAGCGACTATCTCCTCGAGGCTATCTTCTCCATACTCCTCGAGTAGAACATCCGAAGCGCCTGTCTCGTTGACGTATCGCCCGTGAAGATTCTTCGCAGGGTCTACGCCCGTCATGGCAAGGATGGCGCCACACACGAAGAGGCAGCAATCAAAACGCCCCCACTCAAATGGGGTAGAATTATGCTCCTCGAGGTATTCTGCGAGACGCTTCGGCCAATCTTCGTATCTCATTACCCACCCCCAAACAAGATTTGCCTGTCCTGCAGAGCGGGGACATACTCAAACCCTCGGTCTGACGGGTCCCGGAGCTTCTGGTCGAGATCAGTATAGCGTCGTTCGAGGGGGGTCTCGAGCTTGATGAGGCGATTCTCTGCGGATATTGCTATGGAAGCGGTCTCTCCGGTGTCATCGATCTCGGGGACGTCCGTCAGTCCCTCGAAGACCAGATAGGGATCGGCAATCAGAGCGTTCGTGGCCAGGTCGAGAGCGCCGAGCAGGATCTTCGCGGGGCGCCCCTGCTGCATCGATTGGAGGGCGATCGAGATCATGGACGCCGGGACCCCTGTGAGAACGAGCTGGGCACCCGTCGCTTCCACCTCATCGGTCTCGTGAATTGTTGAGATGCCGCCGAAATTCCCCACCCCGAGGTAGGTGTTCCCGCCCCATATCAAATCGCCGATCCCGGACCACATGTACAGGATGATGCCAGAGGCCCCTATCTCGACCAGGATGGCCGGGCGGACCCGGGGGGCCTGGAGGGCAGTGTCGAGGGCACCGGTAATGTCTCGAGCCATCAGAGGGCCTCCACTGCGGCGAATCCGATCCCGTAGTGGTGGGCCACGTTGATGTCCCACGTCATCTCATTGCTCATGAGCGCGAAGAGCCCCTTGGGCGAGCTCACCACGATGGCACTGGAATCTACCGGGCTCTCCCGGAGATTCGGCCACAGGGTCAACGTGGCGTTGCCTCCGACGTCCGAATCTGCATCCTCGAGGAGCTTGTGGAGGTGGACGTCGGAGCCGGTGCCGAGCTGGATGAGGTCGCCCTTCAGAAGGATCCCCGTGACCCCAGCCGTCCAGCCATCTGTGACGAGGTCCTGTCCGGTCTGAGCCGCTCCACTCACCGCGGGCGCCCCAGTGGCCACCCCTCGAGGAGTGCGGGCCGTAGGAGGGCTGTAGTAGAACGTGCCGGCCTGGCCATTCAGGGAGAGGAGGAAGGCGATCCACTCCTCAGCGTCAGCCCGGACCATGGGGGGTAGCTCCACGGAGAGTGCCCATTTCTGCCCTTGGTGCTCCTGAACCTGACGCTGGTACGTGAAGGGGGAAGAGGAGACGGCTACGGCCACCATGGGGTTCAGGGAGACGCTGCGTGCCTCGGGCGCCGCGGGTGGGGTCAGCGGGTAGGTGATAGCCATCAGGCTCCTCCGGTCATGGCGCGTGAAAAGTTACCCCCACGCAGCCGTCTATCGGCCAGATCGGCAGCGAAGCCCGCGGCCATCTGCGGTCGAAGAGCTGCGAGCTCTGCACGAACCGTTTGTGCGACTCCGAGAGCAAAATTCTGGATGACGGTGACCCCTCCACCCGTGTCTCTCTGGCCCGGGCGTCTCACGGAGACGTGCTCCCCGGGGGTGGCCTTGAACGCCACGAGCTGGCTGTCGGCCCCGCCGGCGCCGGCGACGGTGAAGGACCCGCCCTTCCGGAACCCGAAGAGCCCGCCGAGAGCGCCCAGAAGGCCTCCGCCGCCCCCGCCGCGGGGCCCCAGGAACGCTGACTTCAGGAAGCCCTTGGCCACGTCTTGCAGGGCCTCCTTGGCGAAATTGCGGAAGGACGTCATGGAGAACTTGCCCTTCTCCACGAAATCGTCGAGGGCCTTGCCCAGAGAGGTGGTGAGGGCCTTCCCAATCTGCTTGCCAGCGTCTCCCAGGATGAGGAGGGTCTTCTTTGCCCTGTCGACGTCCTTCTTTGCGGCCATATCGCTGTAGAGCCTCTGCATATCCGCCAGCATGGCGTCCTCTTTATTGGCCCCTGGGAATACGGGAGAGCCCTTCTTCTTCTCTTTGAACAGGTCTGTGAACTTCTTGAGCGCCTTCGTTGCAGTATCCCCCACCGAATTGACGATGGAAGGCCCTGCGGCCACGAGTATGCCCAGGACGTTGTCAGCGGCGAACTTCGCCCCCTTGGACATGACGCCACCCATCCGTTTGAACTGGGCCTCGATATCGTCCACCATGTCTGGGATGATGGAGTGGCCCACGAGCACATTGCTCATGCGCCTGAACTGGTCGATGACGTTTTGCTTCCAGGTCTTCGTGTCCTTCTTTATGGCGTCCAAGCCCTTGCTGAACTGGGCTTTCGCCTTCGCGGCCACCCCTGCCATCTGGGGGTTTATCTTGCTGACCCCCTTGATGAACTTACTGGCCACGTCCTCGCCATCTTCCGCGGCGAGCTTCTTCAGCTCCTCACCGATGCCTTTCATCTTCGCCACGATCTTCGGCCCCAGTGGCCCAAGCAGAACTGCAGCGAGATTGTTTTTGATGGCCTTCGCGAGCGCCACGATGGCGAGTGCTGCCACGACGGCTCCAACAGCAATGAGCGCGGTCTTAGCCGCGAAGACGGCCAGGGGGACCAGAGAGATCCCCATCGCAGCCGTGATGGCCGCCAGGCCGCTTACCATGAAGCCGCCAGCGATTATGAGCTGCCCCATGATTATGAGCAGGGGGCCCATCGCAGCAGCGAGGAGGGCGAGCCCGGTCACCCACAGAAAAATCTTGGGGTTGATGTCGGTGACGTTGACGATGAAATTCCTGAGCCCCTCCACCATCTTCGTGAAGAAATTCAGGATGCCCGAATCTCCGATGGCGATCTGCAGGTTCACGAAGGCTGCCTTCAGCCGGAGCATGGCACCGTTGAACCCCTCGAGGCGCTTCCTCGCTTCCGTCGCCGCATTGCCCACCGTGTTCTTGAGGTCCCTGGACATGTTCTGGAGTGCTGGGCCGCCCTCGCGGAGCACCTTGATGACGCCGGCACCGCGGGCCTGGAAGATCCTGAGCGCCTCCGCCGGGGCGATCCCCGCTGCAGCGAGCTCACCCATGATCGTGATGAAGCCACGGAAATTCCCGCTGGCGTTGAACACCCGGACTCCCAGAGTCTTGAAGACCGCTGCGGCTTCCTTGGAGGGGTTCACGATCTTGAGGATGGCCTGGCGCATTGTGCGGCCTGCCATGGTCCCCTTGATGCCGGCCTTTGCCATGACGGTGACAGCCGTGATCGTGTCCTCGAGGGAGATGTTGAAATCCTTGGCCACTACGCCAGCAAATTTCATCCCCTCGGAGAGGTCCTCTACTGTCTGATCTGCACTGTTGGCGGCCTTCACCAGGACATCTGCTACGTGCGCGGCATCCTCCGTGCCGAGCTTGAACTGGTTCATGGTGGTGATGAGTGTTCCCGCGCTCGAGGCCATGTCCCGCCCGGAAGCAGCAGCCAGATTCAGGACCACGGGCAAAAGGTCGAAGGCTTTCTTCGCGCCGAGCCCTGCCCGGGTCAGGATCACGAGACCCTGGGCAGCCTCCGTCGCGGTGAACTTGGTGGTGCGGCCCATCTCGAGAGCCCGCTGCCGAAGAGCATCGAGCTCCTTGCCAGAAGCCTTGGACTTGGCCTCCACGATCTTCATGGCGGCCTCGAAATCGCCGGCAGCCGTCAGCGTGGACTTCGCGAATAGGACCACGGGGAGTGTCACCCGAAGAGACAAGGACTTACCTAACCGGGTCATGCTGCTGCCCAGCCGCTTCATGCGTGCAGCCGTAGCAGCCAGGGTGCTCTTGGCCCGGGCCATGCCCTTCTCGAAGCTCGCGGTGCGTGCAACGAGGTCAACGAAGAGATTGCCTATGAGAGTGCCGCCGGCCATCATTCTCCCTTCGCCGCTGCCGCCAGAGCCGCATTGTGCTGATACTTACGTTTGAGGGCGTACATGACGCTGTCGATCTTCCGTCCGAGCTCCCTGGTGTTGGGTAGGTGGGGTGGGACGAGAGCACGCAAAAATCGCTTGAAGCTGGGCTGATGCTTCATGTGCGGGACGGTCCCCGAATGGTAAGCGTTCCAGGCCACTATCTCCTTCGCCCTCCTCCATCGGTCATCATATGCGCGAAGAATGCAGCCCAGCTCGCGGGGCGTGTAGTCCCAGAACCTATCCGGGTCTACCCCTGTGGAGACGGCATCGTGGAAGAGTCCGTCCCAGTCCCATCCATCTCGACCGCCCTCGGAGGGTCCGCGGGGGCCCCCTCCCGGGGACCATTCTGATTCAGGGCTGAATTCTCAAAGGCTGTCATGAGCGCATCCATGACTACCTCGAAGCCGGCTTCCTCGATGAGGTTGCCCACGTCCTCTCGAGAGAGCTCTTTGCCCTGGGCGCCGAGGGCGGCCTTGACGGTCTCGCGGAATTCGCTGATGCTGATATTGCCCTCGGCCCATCCAGCGTAGACCACGGTGAAGCTCTTCCCGAGACTCTCCTCGAGATCACAGAGGGTGTTGAGAGAGAACCGGAGGGTGTAATCCTTCCGGTCCTTCTTCTCGCCTACGAAAAAGCTGGCCTCTCCGCGTTTCGAATTCGCCATAGTCCTCTCCGAGGCCCAGACCCCCCTTACGGGGGGCTGGACATGGTCACGTTACACCAGGGTGGGCTCACCCGAGACCTTGAGCGTGACGCTCGCGGTCTGCCTGTCGGCCACGGGGCCGGCGGGGCTGAACTCGGTCACGAAGGCCGGGAAGATCCACTCTTTGGAAGACGGGGAAGGGAAGACAACCTTGAAATTCCGCACCGTGCGGTTCTTCAGGTCTGCGGCCAGGCCCACCGTGGCGTCCTGGGTCGCGTTGTCGGGGTTGTGGTTGAGGTCGAAGGAGACCTCTCCACCGTCGATGAGACCCGGGATGAACTCGCGCCAGTAGTTGGGGCTCTCCTGGTGCGTGGCCTCCACGGAATCTACGGACATTTCGGGGCCATCCACGTCGAGCAATTCAGCGATGGTGGTGAACACCTCGGGCCCTCCACCGTTGCCTCGCTGGATCAGATAGCCTTTTCCTAATCTTGCATCGGACACGTTCTTACCTCCAGGCTACAGTGTAGCGCCCTCGGGCCTCGAAGGCGAGACCCGAAGAGCTGTTCACGTTACAATGTGATCCGGACCACCGCGATCATGAGGTCGACGTCGGAGCTCAACAGGTTGAGCAGCCCGGTGTTGGGATCGTTCCAGGCCGAGGGCGGGAACGGGCCGAAGATGGCATACTCACCGATGCCCACGGAGTAGGCGCTGATGGAGCCCAGACGGTTCTTCTCGTCCACCTGGGACGTGATGGTGATGGTCTGGGGCGCGGCGTCATCGTTGCGAAGGATGATGAGCTCTTTCCCAGAGTTGGGGAAGGTATCGCCGGCGAGTTCGGTCGCGGCGAAGGTCAGGTCGGCGACGTTGGCCACCAGGGGGGTGACGGGATACTTGCCCACTACGGACTGGACTACGATTGCTGCCATTCTAATGCTCCTCTCGATACCAGACGACAAAGTCTAGCATGCCTCTGTACAGTTTAGCGTCATCTTCGAAGGTGTCGAGCTTGTTCTCCATGAAGAAGCTCACGCGGGAGAACCCTCCCATAGGCCCATCGAACCCGTTCAGTAGCTTCCTTACAGCCTCCATGAGGTTCCTGGCCCCCGCATAGGTCTTGGCCCAGCAGTCGAGCTGCCACCGGTGCGCGGCCAGGCAAGCTGCCCCAGTCTGGGTCTGCCCGTCGTCGCGACCGACCTCAAAGTACGTGATAGACGTCCTCTTCGTGCCCTGCTCGAGGGGGAGAGGGCCAATGCGCCCGTTGACCATGCTCTGGATATCAGAATCCTTCAGGATGAAGGCTACGAGCTCTTCTTCGAATGACAGGTCAGAGGGCATTAGTCTCCAAACAGAAGGTTCACGTCGGACTTTGTTAGTCGCTTGTTGCGGAGTGCCTTGCGCTCTATGCGGCGGGCCGTCCGGTTCAGCACCGTGGCAAACGACTTTGTGATATCTGCCAGCATCACATGCTTGGTCGAGTCCCAGGATGGCCGCATCCACGGCTGGGCTTTGTGGTGGCGCGTCCCGAACTCCTGGAACATGCCCCAGAACTCCTTTTTGCTTGGGCCGACCTTCACCATTACGGTGCCCTTACGGCTGTACCTGGCACCCCTGGCCCGGGGCTTCACTCCCTTGGCGAGCAGCCCGGTCAGTTTGGGCGCAGCCTTCCTGGCAGCCTTTGACATGGGCTTGGCGTGCTCCTTCAACGTGAGCAGAAGGAACTTTCGCGTGTAGAGCCTCGAGATCACGTCGAGGTCTAATTTGAGCTGTTTGCCGCCACTGAACCCCATCGCGAACACTATTTCTGGTCCCCTCGAGCCACTGCCAAGATGATGAGGCCCTCCCGGCGGCCAAGCGGCTGGGTGGCCTCCACGTCATAATATTTGTCCTCGTCCAGGTGTAATATTACGTAGGTAGCGTCTATGTCGCCACGCCACCAGATCCTGAACTCTCGACGCTGGATAGCGATGTACTGGTCCTCTTGGTAGTTCTCCGGTCGCTCCCGGCCAACACCAGAGACCGAAGCCCATACGGGCTCCCCCACCTTGACGAGCTCCTCAGAGGGCTCGCCGCGGGTGCTCCGGACAGGCTTCTTCTTGAAGAGTTGGATTCGATTGTCCAGCTCGCCGGCTCTCATGGGAACAGCACCACCCGCTCAGGCCATGCCAATCGTTTCACCCCGTTGGGGACCTCGAGGACCAGGGATGTTACGACGTCGTCCTCCCTGCGTGCGAAGAGCGATCCGATGAGCATCAGCATTGCAGAGATGATGTTCTCGGGGATCAGATCCTTGGTGGCGTAACCGGCCACGAAGGTTACCTGGACTGCGCCGAAGCGGCCACTCTGGGTGGAGGGCCAGCTATAGTTGGGCAGCGGCATTAGCCGGCCCGGTTCGGAGACGACGTCCACCTGATACTCCGCCGGGTCCCAGGTCTGTAGAGTGCCATCCTCGTCGTAGTATTGGACGCTCGTGACGGACTGAAGCGGGGGTCTCAGGATCTTGATAGGGTCCGAGGAAGAGGAAGGGAAGCACTCAAACTCCTGCCGGAACGTGGCCGGGAGGAGCTGCCGGTGGGTGAAATCCTCGATCCATGTGGTGGCTGCTTTGATGAGCCTCCGGATCACCGGATCCTCTTCTTGGGAGGTGAACCGAAGATGCCTCTTGGCATCATTCAGCGAAATGACCAGGCCCGAGGGTGGCGTGACCACCATCAGCCCGCTCAACTCCCGGGGCAGTGCTCGAGCCATGGTCTCCTACTCTCTAAGGCTATTCGCCCTCGCCGTCCTCGCCGTCTCCCTCGCCGTCTCCCTCGCCACCCTCTTCGCCGCCCTCGGCAGCAGCGGCAGCCTTCTCGGCTTTCTTCGCCTTATCGAGCTCTGCCTTGGTGGCCTCTGTGAGGCAATTGGCCTTCAGGAGCCGTCCGGCCTCCTCGGGGGTCACTTTGGCGGTCTGCCCCGGAAAACGTCTCAGGGGATGCTCCCCTTTGTTCCGGACGACGCACTCATTCTTCACCAGATAGACTTTGTTGGCCATTCAACCCTCCTGAGTCGTTGGGTGCCCGGCCCCCACATGGAGGCCGGGCAAATGCACAACTCAGTTTACCCCGTCAGGATGCCCCGGGCAACCCTACGCTGCCACGTACTGGGACTGGGGGTTGTACCTGGCGCCACTCAGCATGAGGACGACTTCGCCCGCCACTGCGGCGGAGGCTTTGACTCGGGCACCGACGAAGGTGAACCCGTTGGCATGGTCCATGGCGGCCACCGCTTCGGAGACGATGTTGGCCAGGACCGAGGTGGCAACCAGATCGGTCGTGGCGACACGGGCCGTGCCGAGGACCTTCTTACCCGTGCCCGCAGCGTCGGACGCCTGGAGCAGGGTGAGGGTCAGGGTCCCGGCGGCAGCCAAGGCTGCGCAGCTTGCGATGGCAGCGACCTCACGAAAGCCCGACACGTCATGGAAGACGGTCGAGTCTACGTTCGAGGAGATGTCGGCGCTGGCGAAGCCCCTCGCAGCTTTGATACCTTCTTGGAGTTTCTGGGTGCTGACGGGCATGATGCCCTCCTTCTTCTATCTTGGCCCGCCCCCCGAAGGGGACGGGCGCATTCAAGTCTGTCTCTCAATCGACCTCTCGAGCCTCAGACGGCTTACGGCACGTCCAGGACGATGAAGGGCGACCGTTCCACGGCATCCTCACTGAGGATCGGACCCGTGAGCTGCGGCTGACCATCGACGTTCAGGAAGGTCTTGATGACGGTCTTGTTGGTGAGGTAGTGGACGTGGGGCGAGGAGCCCACGAAGGGACCGGAGCCGTTCTTGACCATGTAGGCGCTGGGATCGATGAGGGAGAGGTCTCCCTTGGTGCCGAGGGCGGGAACCCGCTCACTCCAGAGGAGGGGGCGGCCCATGAGGGTGTCCGGAGCTCCGGGAACGATGCTCGCGAGGAAGATGTTGTTTCCAACGGCATCCTCGAGAGTGTAGAGCTGGGGAAGGGTCGTCTGGCTGGCGATCCAGATCGGCTGGACGCCACGCATGAAGAGCACCGTCAGCATGGCGAGGATGTCCGCCGTGTCGATGAGGTTCGCGACGGCGCGGTTGACTGCGATCTCGGCAACCGAGCCCATGAAGCCTTGGGGCTTGGCGATGCCGTCACCACGGATGAACCGAAGATCCTTTTCCGCGACTGTGGCCATGCGGAGCAGATCGGCCAGGAAGCTCGAGGCCGCTCCCCAGTTCCGCAGGAGCTTGTCGGTGACCACGATGTGGGCCGCCAGCTCCTGGGGCTTCAGGGTGATCTCCTTGAGGCTGGCGTCGGTCTCGGGCTTGGCGCCACCCTCGTTGATCCAGCTCAACGTGACTCCACCGTACATGTTGGAGCCAGCCTGCTGGTTCAGAGCCGGAAAGCTGATCTCGGCATCCGGCGGGGAGCCGGCGGGGATGACACGGGCGCGGGGCTCCATGATGGCCTCGGCGGGACTGACGCGGAGGAGCTCCGAGGACCACTGCTTCGGGACGGCGAAGCCACCCTCGGAGCCGGTGCCCATCGTCTGCTCGTTGCGGTAGGCCTGGAGGCGGGGATCGTTGGGCTTCTTGAGGGCCGAGAACAGGAACTCGGCGAAGTTCTGGAAGCCACTCTCGGGGTCGGCCTTGCGGGTCACGTCGCCGGCCAGGTCGGGGAGCTTCACGATGTTCGTGGGCGCCTGGATCTGGGTGTTCATGGCCTTCGCACGTTCGGCCATCTCGATGGTGGTGCTGAGGCTCCTGATCTCGCCCTCGAGGGAGACGAACTGTGCCTCCTGGGCCTCGGTCATGATGGGATTGGCTTCCGTGAGCGACTCGGTGATCGCATTGAGATTCGCGATCCGATCCGCCTTGGCTGCCTTGAGCTCGATGAGTTTCATGCCGTCGTCCTTCCTTTGATCTCTGGCGCGACAAAAGACGCGCCGAACACGTACAAGATGTTCTTTGCGCCACTTACGCACCGGAACTTGGCCGGATGACGGTTCGCGGCTCCCGGGCCCGAGGCTTGGCTCAGACCCCTCTGATAGTCTTAAAGATACTACTCTTGAGGCGGATTGTCCAGGAGGGCTATCCGAGAGTAGGCTGCGGCCCTCGAGACTGCGGCTTTGGTCCGGGCCTCGGCACCCTTGTCCGTCGTCAAGTCAAGGGTCACAACGGGGGGATCCGGCTCCGGGGTCGGGGTCGGGGAGGTTGGGGAGGTCGGGTCCGCGGGGAGGCTGGACAGGAACTTGTCCACCTCGTTGGATGCACGGCTCTTCGGCTTCTTGAACTGAGAGAGGTCGAACTTGTTCCGGGGGCTGGCGCCGGCCTCCCGAACCTCATCGGCAAAGCCCATGTCGACGGTCTCGTCCGCAGAGAGCCACGTCTCCGCTTTGAGGAGGGCTTCGATCTCGGCTTCTGGGAGGCCACTCCTGCGTGCGAAGGTCTTGATGAGGCCCATGTTGATGGTCTCGAGGATGCCCGCCTGTGCTCGAAGCTCTTTGGCGTCCCCGATCGCGAAGGTCCACGGCTCATGGATCATGAAGGTGGCGTTCTCCGCCATGATGATCTCGTCGCCGGCCATGGCGATGATAGCTGCAGCCGAGGCGGCGAGGGCGTCTACCACCACGATCACATTCCCGGGGTACTCCCGGAGAGCGTTGTGGATGGCGATCCCCTCGAAGACGTCCCCTCCCGGGCTGTTGATCCGGACGCGCACGTCCGCCCCCTCGAGCTCGTCCAGAGCTTCCCGGACACTGAGGCCCGAGATGCCCTCGCCGAAGAAATCATCCCCTATCACGTCGAAGATGAGGATCTCCGCCATGGTGTCGCCCTCAGCTTCCACGGCTGGGCCCGCCCAGAAACCACGGAAGACCTTCTTCAGGCTGAGTGGGTTACGCTTGCGTCTCATCGAGCACCTCCTGGGCCAGGTTGGCCCCGTCATCCTCTTCAAACGCCTTTACCAGCTCACTGATCTTGGACTGTTCCACGGCAATCTTGGCCGCGGCAGCGTAGGAGCTGGTGATTCTGTCTGCTGTCTCCTCCGAAATGCAGAAAGCCTCCCCCACAAACTTGGCGAGGCTCTTGAGCTGCTTCTAAGTCTCCTCGAGGGAGGCGCTTCCCTTCTCGAGCCTCTGAAGGGCTCCCGCGGCCCGACGCATGGTGCGCTTGGCCACATTCCGGATCATCGTCCTCTCCCGGTCTGAGACGT